ATGGTCGCAGATGATATACAAATTCCTGACTGCTGAGCAGGAATATGAGTCCACCCAGAGTGAAGAGACGCTGAAAACGGTAGTTAATACCGACTTTGGTCGGCCTTATCTACCCCGAGCCAGTCTCGAACAACGTAAGAGTGAGCTGCTCGAACGACGCGCTGAAGACGTGCCGAAGCGATCTGTACCAGATGGTGTGCTCTTTATGACTGCAACCGTTGATGTGCAGGGCGGTAAATCCCGTCGTTTCGTGGTTCAGGTGACTGGCTACGGTGAGCAGGGTGAGAGATGGCTGGTCGATCGCTACAACATCCGCCAGTCTCTGCGGGCAAACGAGCACGGTGAATGCTACTCCATCGATCCGGCAAGTTACCCGGAAGACTGGGATTTACTTTTGTCTGACGTGTTCGAAAAGTCATGGCCCTTAGCGAGTAACCCTTCAAAACGCATGCGGCTCATGGCGATGGCTGTCGATTCCGGCGGTGAGGATGGTGTCACCGATAACGCCTATAAGTTCTGGCGTAAGTGCCGCCGGGATGGGCTTGGTAAAAAGATTTTCCTCTTCAAGGGCGACAGTGTCCGACGCTCAAAACTAATTACCCGAACATTTCCTGATAACACTGACAGATCAACTCGCCGGGCAAAAGCCGCTGGCGATGTGCCGCTTTACCTTCTTCAGACTGATGCGCTGAAAGATCAGGTGAATAATGCCCTATGGCGAGAATCACCCGGACCGAACTATGTGCATTTCCCTAAATGGCTCGGCAGCTGGTTTTACGATGAGCTGACCTATGAGGAACGTTCACCCGATGGAAAATGGAGCAAACCGGGCCGAGGTCCGAATGAAGCTTTCGATCTACTCGTTTATGCCGATGCGCTGGCCATATTGCACGGATACGAAAAGATCAAATGGCCGGATGCGCCTGAATGGGCGAGGCGGGCAACGTGGATTGAAGAAAGCACGCCGGAAACTGGCGAAGCGTCACCCACGTTATCAGCAAAAACGATCCATAGCAGAAAAAAACGGAAGGCAAATACGCCGGATGTCGAAAACAACCCTTGGACTACATCATCAGGAGGCTGGGTGTGAAACAAACCGATATTGAATCCATTATCCAGCGTTATACCGATGCGGAAATAGCTGTGCTGGATGGAAAGTCTATAACATTCAACGGGCAGCAGATGACGCTGGAGAACCTGTCTGAAATCCGCAAGGGGCGTCAGGAATGGGAGCGTCGTCTTGCTTCCCTGCTGGCTCAGCGTAACGGGCGACCCGGTTATAAGCTCGCGAGGTTTCCATGAGCCTGTTAGATGATGCGATTGGTGTCTTTTCCCCTGGTTGGAAAGCTGCGAGGTTACGTTCGAGAGCAATGATACAGGCATATGAAGCTGTTAAGCCTACTCGTACGCATAAGGCCCGCAGGGAAAATCGTTCCGCTAACCAGCTTAGTCAGATGGGAGCTGTTTCACTTCGAGAACAGGCTCGCTGGTTGGACAATAACCACGATCTGGTCATTGGTGTATTCGATAAGCTCGAGGAAAGGGTTGTTGGAGCTAAAGGAATTATTGTTGAGCCACACCCGGTACTAAAAAACGGAAATATCGCAAAAAAACTGGCAGAACAAATCAGAACGAAGTGGGCCGAATGGTCAGTCAGCCCTGAGGTTACGGGACAGTTTACCCGCCCGATGCTTGAGCGGTTGATGCTCAGGAGTTGGCTCAGGGACGGGGAAATTTTCGCTCAGATGGTGAGTGGCTCAGCGCAGGGACTTGATCCAGTGGCTGGTGTACCTTTCTGGCTTGAAGCGCTAGAGGCTGATTTTGTGCCGATGACCAACAATGAGTCACAGCAACTTTGTCAGGGGGTTTATGTCGATAATTGGGGACGCCCGAAAAAGTACCTAGTTTATAAAAGTCTGCCTGTTACCGGCCGTCAATTGGATACGAAAGATATTGATGCCGGGAACATGCTTCATCTCAAATTTACCCGTCGCCTTCATCAAACCAGAGGGACGTCTCTCCTTTCTGGTGTTCTCATGCGCCTCAGTGCGCTGAAAGAATACGAGGATGCGGAGTTAACGGCCGCACGCATAGCCGCCGCCCTGGGGATGTACATAAAAAAAGGGGACGGGCAAAGTTTTACGGATGAGAACAGCAAAGATAATCGTGATGTAATGATTGAGCCAGGCATTATCTATGATGATCTCCTTCCCGGTGAAGACATCGGGATGATCAAATCTGACAGACCAAACCCTAACCTTGAAACATTCAGAAATGGGCAATTGCGCGCCGTTGCTGCTGGTGCTCGTCTCAGCTTCTCCAGTACAGCCAGGAACTACGATGGAACGTACAGCGCTCAGCGCCAGGAATTGGTTGAATCAACAGACGGTTATCTGATCCTCCAGGACTGGTTCATCGGAGCAATTACCCGGCCAATGTACCGAAACTGGTTAAAAATGGCGGTGGCTTCTGGCGAAATTCAGCTACCACGTGGGCTGGATATGGCGTCGCTTTACACCGCAGTTTATTCCGGTCCGGTCATGCCGTGGATCGACCCAGTTAAAGAGGCTAATGCCTGGAAAGCGCAAATCCGAGGTGGTGCTGCGACAGAATCTGACTGGGTGCGAGCCAGCGGGCGCAATCCGGATGATGTGAAACGTCGTCGCAAGGCTGAAGTTGATGATAACCGCGAACTGGGACTGGTGTATGACACCGATCCTGCAAACGATAAAGGAGGCACCAGTGCCGAAGTCAAAGAACCGGACGCCCCGTCGTCCGAAAGCCAGCGCAAGAAGTAATTCGTGGTTTCGTATGCAGGCCAGCGCCGACAATCAGGTAGAAATTTATATCTACGACGAGATCGGCTACTGGGGCGTGACCGCCCGGCAGTTTGTTAACGACCTTAAAGCGCTTGGTGATGTGACCCATATTAATCTTCATATCAATTCGCCTGGTGGCGATGTCTTTGACGGCATCGCCATTTTTAATGCTCTTAAACATCATGGTGCGTCAATTACCGTTCATATCGACGGTCTGGCCGCGTCTATGGCCTCGGTCATTGCTATGGTAGGTAATCCGGTCATCATGCCTGAAAATACCATGATGATGATCCATAAGCCCTGGGGTTTTGCTGGTGGTGATGCCAACGATATGCGTGACTACGCAGAGCTTCTGGACAAGGTTGAGTCTGTTCTGATCCCTGCTTATGCAGAGAAAACGGGTAAGAGCCCCGATGAAATAGCGGCGATGCTGGAAGATGAAACATGGATGGACGGCAAAGAATGCGTCGCTATGGGTTTTGCCGACCAGGTCACCCCCTCTCTTCAGGCTATGGCCTGTATCCAGTCTAAACGTATTGAGGACTTCGAAAAGATGCCAAAAAATATTCGCAACATGTTAACGCCGCCGCGAGCTACCACGCAACGCGATCCCCAGCAACCACAAGTGCAGCAGCCGGTGGTGAGCCAACCTTCCGTAATTGACGAAAACACCATTCGTGCTCAGGTAATCGCTGAGCAAAAGGATCGCGTTAATGGTATTAACAACCTCTTTGCGATGTTTGGTGGTAAACACGCCGAACTGCAGGCGCAGTGTGTAGCAGATATGGATTGCTCTGTCGATCAGGCTAAAGACAAACTGCTGGCGCTGCTGGGTAAAGATGCTTCACCATCGGCGAAAACCATGCCAGCGCATATTCATGCAGGTAACGGTAATTTTGTCGCCGATGGTATTCGCCAGGCATTGATGGCGCGTGCCGGATTTGAAGATCAGGAACGTGACAATGTCTACAACGGCATGACCCTGCGTGAATATGCCCGCATGGCCCTGACTGAGCGGGGAATTGGCGTATCCAGCTATAACCCGATGCAGATGGTAGGGCTGGCGCTGACGCACAGCACCTCTGATTTTGGCAACATCCTTCTTGATGTCGCCAACAAATCGATTTTGCAGGGCTGGGACGAAGCTGCAGAAACCTTTGAGCAGTGGACAAAGAAAGGCCAGTTGTCGGACTTTAAGACAGCGCATCGTGTGGGGATGGGCGGATTCCCGTCTCTGCGGCAGGTTCGCGAAGGCGCTGAATATAAGTATGTGACTACCGGCGATAAAGGTGAAACCATTGCTCTTGCCACCTACGGGGAAATTTTCTCCATCACTCGCCAGGCAATCATCAACGATGATCTGAATCAGATCACCGATGTTCCGATGAAAATGGGCCGTGCTGCTAAGGCGACTATCGGTGACCTGGTTTACGCCATCCTGACCAAAAACCCAAAACTCTCTGATGGTAAGACGTTATTCCACGCAGACCACAAGAACCTGGCCACCGGTGCTATTTCCGTTAGCAGCCTGGACGATGCCCGTAAACTGATGCGCCTGCAGAAAGAGGGAGAACGATCTCTGAACATCCGCCCGGCATTTATGCTGGTGCCGGTCGCGCTGGAGACACTGGCTAACCAGACGATTAAATCAGCGAGCGTAAAAGGGGCGGATATCAACGCCGGGGTTATTAACCCGATCCAGAATTTTGCAGATGTGATTGCAGAGGCCCGCCTTGACGAAGCTGACGCAAAAGCCTGGTATCTGATGGCGGCAAAAGGGACGGACACCATCGAAGTTGCGTATCTGAATGGTGTTGATACTCCTTACATTGATCAGCAGGAAGGGTTTACCACTGACGGTATCGCTACAAAAGTTCGTATCGATGCTGGTGTGGCGCCGCTTGATTATCGCGGCCTGGTGAAATCCAGCGGCCAGTAATCATTACAGTTCTGAATACGACGCCCGGAAGGGCTTTTTTTATACCTGAAATCAGCCCTGCGGGGCTGACAGGAGACGTTATGGCTAAAAATTATGTGCAAGACGGCAAAACCATCCCCGTGAAAAATTCTGGTACCGAGGAAATTCTCAGCGGTACACCCGTTTCTTTAGGCGGGATGATTGCGGTTGCAATTACCGATATTCAGCCGGGTGATGTAGGCGACGGATTCGCTGAAGGTGTCTTTCTTTTACCTAAGCTGCCAGCTGATGCCGTGACCGCCGGGGAAAAGGTATATCTCAAAGCTGGAAATGTTCAGCTGGATGACACCGATGCGGTGTTAGCCGGGACTGCCTGGGAGGATGCTGCGGCAGGCGTTACCGTCCTGGAAGTCAAAATCAATGGCTAATGCCTTTGACAATATGGCTGGCAGGATGGATGAACTGACGGCGAAAAGGCTGGGCAGAACGGTGACTATTAATGGCGATGAGCATATTGCTGTTGAAAGTCACCTGCTGCCTGAGCTGGGGCCGGTCGCGGGGGATGGGATTAACCTGGTTATTTTCAGCGCTGGCTATCAGCCGGCGCGGGGAGATGAGGTTATTTATAAAAGTCAGGTTTACACCGTTACCCGCTGGCTCCTCTTTAATGGTAAGCCGCAAATCTGGATTGAGGAGGTCACAGGTGACGATTAAAGGGCTGGAAGAGCTCAGGCAGAACCTGAGCAATATCAGTAAAAATGCCATTCCTCGGGCGACATCCCAGTCCATTAACCGGGTGGCTGGGCGTGCAATCAGCCGCAGCTCTACGCGAGTGGCGAAAGAGACTAAGGTTAAGCGCAAACTGGTCATGCAGCGCGCCAAACTTAAACGGGCAAGCCCTAAAAAACCAATGGCTACCATCAGAGTAAATCGTGGGAATCTCCCGGCAATAAAGCTGGGTCATGTCCGTGTTCAGCTTTCGCGGCGTAAGCGTGATAGCGGCAGCTCTGGAAGCGTTCTGAAGATCGGGAATTTCAGCTTCCCTGGCGCTTTTGTGCAACAGCTTAATAATGGTCGCTGGCATGTTCTTCGACGAACCAGTAAATCTCGTTACCCGGTAGAAGTGGTGAAAATACCTCTGTCCACCCCCCTGACTACTGCATTCAAAGAAGAACTTCCCAAACTGATAGCATCTGATATGACAAAAGAAATGATGGCTGCGATCAAAAATCAGATAAGGCTGGTGACAAAATGATTCACCCGCAAATACGAAAAGCTGTTCTGGACAAACTGAAGTCAATCAACTCCGGAAAAATATTCTGGTATGACGGTCGGCCAGCTTTCCTGGCTCCAGAAGAGTTACCCGCGGTCGCAGTATATCTTACCGATGCAAAGGCGACGGGCGGCAGTATTGATGAGGAAGAGTGGGAGGCTGTCCTTCACATTGAAGTATTCCTTAAAGCAACTGCTACCGATAGTGAGCTGGATAAATGGATGGAAACCCGCATATATCCGGCGATGGAAACCGTCCCTGACCTTACGAGTCTTGTCGAGACCATCAACGTTGTCGTGTACGACTATCAACGAGACGATGAAGCCACTACATGGGGTTCCGCCGATCTCCAATATTCCCTGACTTATATTATGTGAGGACTATATGCCAACTCCAACACCTACCACGCCGAC